AATATCTAAAAATATAAAAAAAAGGGATTTATAATTAAATAAATCCCTTTAATTTAGTTATTTTCTTAACTATTACTCTGGAAAAGAAGCACCAGTTGGTTGTACTGTAAAGTCTAATACAATAAACTCAGCAGTTCTTGTAGGTTGTAAGAATAATTGTCCAACTAATTGATTTCTATCAATTGTGTCAGGTGTGTTATTCGTTTCATCCATCACTACTCTAAACGCACTCAAACCACTTTGTGATTGAACTTGTTCTAAGAATGGATTAACAATTCCCAAGAATCTTCTTCGTGTTGCCGCTGTATTTTGTTCAAATACAAGGAATCTTGAAGAAGAAGCAACAAACTTCTTAACTCTAATCAGTAATCGTCTTACATTGATTCTATCCAATGCAGAATTTTTCTTTTGAAGAGTCTTCTGTCCAAATACAGTCACCCCTTGTCCAGGGAATGTTGCAATTGGATTAACATTTGAATCATATAAATCATCACGATTACCTTGTGTTAATTTTCTTTCAGCTTGAATAGCAGTTGTGATTCCACCACGATTCAATCCAGCAGGAGCAAACCAGGGGTGTGCTACTCTATCATTGAATGCATATATTCCACCAATTACAACTGAAGGTGGCACCCATCTTTGAGTTCCAGCAACTTGTGAATCAGGTACTTTAACCCACGGCCAATACATAGCTGCGAAGTTTGAATCTCTTGTTTCAGCTTGTGTAGTAGCTTGTGATAATGTTGAATCATAAGGAACTGGATCAAGAACAGCAAAACAATCACCTCTATCTTCACAAACATCAATTATTTTACTAGCAACAGTTGCGTGTGTGTTAGCTATAATACCAGGAGCTAATATTAAATTAATATCATATTCATCTTGGTTTGCAAGTAAGTCAAGAGCTTCTACGTATGCATCTGAACCTGAAGCAGCATTTGCTGAAGCATTAAGAGAAAAACCTTGTGTCTCCATTCCTATATTTTCATAAAAACTAGCTGAAATTGTATCGTTTGAAGCACCACCAACTGCACCATTATTATTTCCTAAAGCATCAAATCCAGTCGCTCCATCTGAACCTCCTTTAAATCCACCATTGTGTGAACCACTACCAATTGCAGGTAGAGAAGCAGATGCTGCATTAACTCTAACATTACCATTTTCATCTAAGTAATCAATTGTGTTTGTAACAGCTGAAACTCTAACATACCTTGATTTATTTGCAAATGAACCAGTTAATTGTAAATATTTTGTTGTTCCATCTGTTCTAACAGTTAATGATTGGTCACCCACTACTTTTGAAATATAATTAACTGAATTAGGATCTAATGTAAGATTATTATATGTTTCAAGAATTTGTTTTCTTTTAATGTTATCATTACCAGCTCTTATTAATAAAGTAAATGTACCTTTTTTATTATTTACATTTGAAACTTCATATCTAATGTTATGTTTTGAACCACTAAGTAATATATTATTTGTTGTTGCAGTGGGGCTTTGATTATTCATTATTGTTCCATCAGTAAATGTTTCTAATGTGAAACTTGACGCTGCGTTGGAAGCTGAGTCTGCACCAAATAATGCATCTCCTGATACTCCTGCTACAGGACCACCACTAGCGGTGATTACAGAGGTAGCTTTTGAAAAAGCACCACCCATAATTCTAACAACGGTTAATGTGTCTGAATTTTTTAAATATTCTTCAGCTGTGTGTGAGGTTAAGAACTGAACTGAATCACCATTTGGTCCATTATTAAACACATCTCCGAATTTCGCTTGGAAATCAGAATATGATGTTACAACGGTTGGGATTCCTGCAGGACCTTTGAGTGTTGGTCCGATTAGAGCAGCTCCTATATCAGCGACAGCAGAAGGTAAAAATGACTGGTCTATTTCGTTTGTAAATACACCAGGACTTATAATTTTTTCGGCCATTGAATTTCTCCTAAGTTAACTTATTTTTTGAGGTAAATATACTATTTTGCGCATTAGTATTATTCATATATAAATATATGATTAAATTCTCAAACAATGATTTTTTTTTGTTTATTATGATTTATTTTCAGTTGGTGTGAATACACCTGTCTCAGGATTCAAACTACCTTGTCCGTATTTTTCAGTAATTCCATCAAGAAATTTCTTTTCTTCGTCTTGTATTTGTTTTAAGGCATCTTCTAAAATAACTTCGTCATTGTCTAATCTGATTTGAGTTAATTTTAATTGTCCGAATTGATTTTGAACACTAGAATAACTTTGTTGTATTTTTTGAACTTGTATAAGTTCTTCTTCTGTAAATTTTACTTCTTCTGGCATTGTAACCTCCAATTGTGAATTGTTATATAACTATATATAAATATATATAAATTTTGAAAACGAGTGATTTATTTTCCTATTTGTTCATCTGTTGCGTCACTTTCAAAACCAAAACTAACTCGTGATGTTGTTGTGAATTTTTTCATATTTGATACTTTGTTTGTAATTACTGAATTTAAGTATTCAGGTAGTAAATATGCTTTTGATGTAACACTAAATGTTGATTTTATAAATCTCTCACCATCTTGATTCATTTCTGAAGCGTCTGACACACTATCGATTGTACATAAAAATTTATTATTTGTTCCATCACCCCAATATGTATGTGATTGGTCTACAAAAGATTCTACCAATGGATTCATTTGTTCAATAAAGTTTGTCCATAGTACAAATTCATATGTTACATCAGTATAATTTGGCATTCCAGTTGTGATTACATCATAAGTAGGTTGAACTCCTTGTTGGACTGAAAATCTATCGTATTGATTGTCTTTACTCCATTTATTAGCCCTAACCACATCTATATGATTACCTTTAACATCGTGTGGAAAAGATTGTCCTGATAAATTATTTCTTGAAATTTCTGTTCTTCTTAACATTATTAATGGAAGTATTAATGAATTATTTTTATCTCTCAATACTCCTCTTTTTCTAACCGCTTTCCATCTTTCTTCATTACCATAGTAAACAGGTATTTTTAAAGTTTCATTTGCTTCTTTAACTCTTGGTTTCATTACATTTTTTACATGATTCAACACTGCAGTATCAACATCTTTAAGTGTTATTGCATAATTATCTGATAAATTATTACCTGGTACAATAGTAGTTTCTCTATTACCACGAATAGTTGTCCCTTTAGTGGATACTTCATTAGCTCTATTCACTAACTCTTTATTCACCACACCTTTGTTTGTTATCTTATTTACTGCCATTTCGTCTTCTCAGTTTTTTAAGTTTATCAAGTTTATTGTTTACCTTACCCTTAACCTCTTCTGATTTAATACTACTCATATCAGCTTTACCAATTGCAATTTCTTTTTTAATATCCACTTCAACAGCCTTTATACCAGTTTGACTTGGTGAATCAAAGTTATCTAATTTATTCATCAACTTACCCATCATCTGTTCCATTTGTAGATTACCATTAGGTTCAGGTGTATAAGTATGTTTTCTTTCACCATATATATCTTCATCATCTTGAACATTACCACTCACCTTAACTTCAGGTTTAGGTTTTTCTACAAAGTTAGGATTTGAAGTATCATACTTCGTAATTCTTTTTCCTGTTATTCTCTGAACACCCATTATTTTATACCTCGTTTTTTAAATCTTTTTATTTGTGCAGGTGTTCTACCTGTTCTTTCCAACATCTTATTCTTTTTCTGTCTTTCTTGTTTTCTATGTTTTGCTGCTTTATTTGGCATTATCTTGGTCTTTCTTCAATCTGTAATGATGATAATCTTGAACGATGTGCAGTAGCTACAATGTTGTGTTTAAAGTTTGGATGTCCTCCGAATAATTGTGGTTCTGTTGTTCCATTGATTTCCCAATAGTAATCATTCCAATCCACAATATCACCAGTTTCAGGATAAAAATTCAATGAACCACTTGATAGATTTTCTCTTTGGAAAAACATCTCTATTGATGAATTAGTATCTGCACCAAACTCGTCTTGAATTACTTCAGGTTCATTATAATTAATCAAACAATTAACTCTGAATCCTATATCATAGTATTTAGCCGTAGATTCACCATAAACATTGTCTTCCGTTCTTTCAACATTTACTTTATAAATATCAACCGATTGACCAATTATTTCGTCAATCAATTCTTCATTCATTTGATTAATTAAATCAAATTCTTTTTGTGGTATAAAAAATGGTTTTGTTTGTGACATTTAATTATCCTATGTATATTTTTAATGGAGCTTTATTCAACACTTCTTGTTGAGCATTTGCAACTTCTTGTTCAGTAGTGGCTTGTTCTTTTTTACTAACAGCTTCAAAGAACTCTTTTAATTCTTCCGAAAGGTTTGCTTTTTCTTCTCTACCCTCAGATTTCAAAGCCTCACCATCCATAGATACTTCACCATTTGGTAATGGAAGTGATGCATATTTACTTCTAATAATACCAAGTAATTCTTTAGCTAATGCTAATGTATATTTTCTAATCCAATTTCTACCCATTGAATTTATTTCAGTATATGTAATGAATTTATATGGTATGTTGGATGGGTCTGATACTTTTCCACTTGTTTTAGTATGAGTAACATCTGTCATATCATTTCGTTTATAATAATGAAAATATATTTTACCACCATCGTCACTGTCTTTTGGTAGGGGGAATATTCTTATTTTATTATTTACTAATTCAAATGAATATGCTGATTTTCTTACTTTATCATTTGTTTCGATTGCATTAGCTCTTGATAAATCATATGATATTGGTCTTAATATATAAGAAACTGCAGGTGATACACTACCCATACCAAATGAATCTAATAATTCAATATTATCATATGCTCCAGCGAATGGGTCATAGAATTTAGATATAGCAGCGGGACCTTCGTTGAATACTCGTTGAACCACCATTGGATTTCCAGTTGTAACACTTGACTCTAAAGTTGCTTCACTTGTTAAATC